TTTTCCCGACGTTCGATATAGCGTCGCCGACTTTTGTTACGCGCGACGAAATCGCGTCAAACTTGATTTGATTGATTTTTTCAAGTTGTTTTTCGAGTTGTTGTGCTTGTAGTTCGGTTTTTGCGAGTTCCGCTTTAAGTTTGCGATATTGATCGGTGTCAATGTTTCCTGCGTTTTCCAAATAGTCTAAACGGCGACGCAATGCGTCCGCATTTGCCGCCGTTTGGTCTATCGCGTTTTGTGCTACCTTTTGCGCGCGGGCGAATTTTTCCGAGTCAAATTCGAGTTCGAGGCTCTTTTGCAATGCGTTTAATTCGGTTTGCGACTGTTGCGCCGCTTTCCGCATAGACGACATTTCTTTGTTGAAAGACGACGCGTCCGCGCTGATTTCAACGGTTAAGCCTCTAATACTTTCCGCCATTTGCCGAGCCTCCTTTTAAGAATTTGACCGCGTCGCTTTGTGATACGTCGCGCACGGTAGTATTTGTTTCTTTTGCCTTCGCCGCCCGCATTTGTCGGATCATTTGCTTTAAGTTCGCAATATCAATCGACATAATCAAAACGTAAAGGTCGTTAAAATGTGAGTTGCGTATAAACACGTCTTGTATTTTGTGTTCGACGCACTTTTGCATTATCGTTATGTATCGCGGCACGGGTAGGGTTTTATTTTGGTTGTCGGCGGACGGTTCAAGCCGTTTGTAAATCGCCAACAACCGCATAAATTCCTCGCCGTGCGTTACAAGTTTTTTGAGTTTGCCGTTGCCCCTTGAAGTGCAATTTCAAAAACGTATTTGATTTTGTCGGTAAGGGCGGTAAGATACTCGCCGTCCGCCAAATCAAACAACTTCAAAAACGACTTGTAATCGGGGAGTTTGTCGCTGTCTATAAAGCAATAGAGGGCTTTTAGATTTGACAAAATGTGCGCTTTGCTATCGGCAAGCCCCGCTTTGCCGATACGTTCAACGTAGGCAAAGAGAGTTTCCGTTTTTGCTTGCGCGGGAAAGTTAGACTCCCAACGTTCCTCGGCAAACAACGACGTATCAATACCGATTTCAATTTCGCTTTTATTGACGACGAGTTTTCCGTCGCCGTCAATTTCTTTTTCAAGTAAGGGTAATTTCGTTTTTATCACTTTTCAAGCCCTCCGCGCTTTTATTCCGCCATAGTCGGCAAAATGACTTCTTCGCCGAACGTATCGAAATCGGTATCGTCGGGGGTAACGGTCATTTGCCAAACAATAACTTCGTTGCCCTTGTCGTCGAGATACTTTTGACCGTTTGCCGCCAAAAGCGGAGTACCGCCGATTTCGAGTGCGGTGTCGAAAGACGACTCGTTAATATCGTCGGTAGTTTGGTCGAAAGACTCGGCGGGGCGGGTGGACGTTACGCCGTAAAGCATAGTTTTTGCAAGCACGGTTGCGCCGTCCTCGTCAATGCCGCACGTTTCAAAGTAAATAACGTGCGAAATATTTTTGACTTGCTTAATATCTGCAAGCCCTTGTTTCGTCTTGATTTTGCGACCCATTGCGATTTCGTACGCGTCGCAAACGTTGTTTTGAGTAAGCGTCGCCGTCTTGCCTTTTTCGTTTACGATATGGACGATACGGCGTCCGTCGCCGTAAATCTTCTTTACGGACGAGTCGTTTTCAAGCGCAAGTTTCATTGACGTTCCCATATCTTGAAACGCCCCGAAAGAGCCTTGCGCGGTGGGTACTGCGTACTTCACGTTTTGCACGTTGAAACGTACAAGAGTTTTTTTATTTGCCATTGTTAGATCCTCCGTTTTGGATAGTTTTTTTGATTGCGTCAAAGACTTGCGGCTCGGTACTATCAAAGCACCGACGAATAAAGCCCGCGTGCGGCGATTTTTCGGCGTATTCCAACACGTTTGAAAGCGGTATATTTTCTTTACCGCCGCCGTTTACCGTCTTTGTGTTGCCGACGTATCGGCGATCTTTGTATTTTGTTTTGATTTCCCAAGAGTCCGCCATTCCGCCCGTATCGCGCGGGGTTGCTTGTTCAACGGCTGATTTGAAAACTTCCGCGCCCGCTTGTACGGCGTTTTGTCTTACGTCGAACGACGAGCGTTGAAAGTCCGTCAAAATTTCCGTCAATGCGTCGGGCATATCTTCGAGCGCGATTTTGCCCGTCGATATGTTTTTCGTTTTAGCCATTGTCCGCCACCTCAAAATAAACAAACTCGACGTTAAGTCCTCGATACGGATTGTCTATATCGGCAATATCGCTTGCGTCATTTGCAAGTCGAAAGCGTTTGTTACTCAAAACCGCGTTTTTGACCGCTTGCAAGCGTGCTTGCGCGTCCGTATAGCGCGGATCGGTCTTTTCGTACGAGTAGTAGTAATTGACGTCGATATACACGCGGGAAAGCGTACAAGCACCGTCGCCGAAAGTGTGCGGGCGGTTGCTTACAACACGAAAAACAACGTACTCGTCCTTATTGACTGCCACGTCGGAATTTTCGATATAATCCGCGTCCACTCTTCGCAAGTGGTTTGACAATACGCCGTAGGGGAGTAGTGTATCGTCAAGGATTTTTTGTATAACCGTCCTAACGTCCATTATCTAACCTCGTATTTTTTGACTTGAAATTCGAGCATTTTGTTTTGCTGAAGGTAATTGTCCGCCGCCGCCGCGAGTTTGAAAGCGTGCGCGTCGTCGATAACGCCGTTAAGGTATATGCGGACGTCTTTTGTTATCAAGGCGTCGTAAACGGCTTTGACGTACGGCATACGCACGCGGGCGGGGCGGATAACGCCGTCGGACTGTTGTTGTATAGCCGCCGCCCCGTAGGACGAAAGCCATTCGACGTAAAAACAATCGGTCGTTATCGGCTTGCCGTCGTCGGTCGTTCCGATATTTACTTTGATTGTTTCCCATTCCGTCGCCGCGCCGTTGCCCGCAACGTATCGCGTCTTTTGTACGGCAAAACGTACAAGAGTTCTTTTTTCTTTTACCGTTTGCGCCATACTACCTCCGCATTTGCGAAATCAACGCAACGATCATACCGTCTTTTTTTACGATTTCGTCGGGCGTGCCTTTATCGACTGCGTCGGCGTAAATAGCCTTGACGGCATACGCGCGTTTGCTTGTTATAAGTTCCGCGGGAACACCGCTTGCGCGCATAAATTCCTCCGCCGCGTCGATAGAGTCTTGCACTTCTTGTTTTTTGTGCGGGTCTGCGTCATAGTAGCCCATTTTATAGAGAATTTTATCAACTTCTTGCATTGTTGACCTCCTAAACGTTTACCGTTGCGTATCGACTATGCGCCCGACCCGCACGAAAAATCAAGCGAATTTTAACCGCCGACGTTAGTTTTTGCGGCTTTTTGTACGGACATAAAGCCGTTGTACACGGCGGGG